CCGCCTAAAACCACTAGTTCGGCATGACGTTGCATTTTTTTAAGTTGTTCAATAAACAGATTAAATCTATTTTTTGCCCATTCAACTGGGACATTTTTTTGACCCAATTTAATATGTATATCTGCTGTGAATAGTATATTCATTTTTTACCAGACAAAATAGCCCGCTAAAGCTGATAACTCTAGCGGGCTTTGTGGTTAACCTAGCTCTTTTACAGCTTCTTGATCGTTTTGTGATTGTTCTTCTTCTACACCTGCTTGTAGTTTTTCAAGTAGTGCTTTGATTTCATCAGGATTTGCACGAGGATATTTTTCGTCAATAGGCAGTGCTTTTTCTGCTAATTCTAGTTCTTGATCCGTTAGCTTACGTGGCTTGCAACGTAGTACTTGTAGGGTATACTCTACATTATAAGCAAGCGGACCTGTTTTTACTCGTTTAAATACTACATCCCAACCATTTTCTAGATCAGTAGGATCGCCTAGATCTTCTGCTGCTGTAAGAATTTGTTCAAACAGTTTCTTTTTTAGGTTAAGAACTTTGACTTTGCCTTCTTTAGTATCAATACAGTTAACTGCATAACTCCAGCTACAACGTAAGTCTTGATGAAATTCAGGAACCCAATCTTTTTCTAGATTGTCAAATTTTTCCTTTTCACGACTAAAGGCTAAACACTCAATAGGAATGTCTTTGTTATTAGTACCTTTGACCCAGTAAACATAACGTGGTAATACGCCGCCGATTAGTCGAACAGTATTTTCGCCGTCTTTGTACTCGTAGCTTTCAACTGAAGATTTTTGTGCGCGGCCTTTGGTTTGCTTAAAGCTTAGTGCCATTTTTAAGTTTCCTCGTGTATAAATTTAATTTGTTTGTTAGCAATTATTAAAAGCGGGTTTGATTTTATATTGTTTAAATCAATGTCAGGATATAGTGTTAAGTCTACAGATTTAATCTGATAGGTTTTATATAAACCATAATTTCTTAGTGCAGCTAATCTAATATACTGTGCTCTATATGCTGAGTCTATGCCCGTGTGTTTAAAAAACGGTTCAGGTTTTAGTAAGAAACTACTGCCTGCCCGTAATCTTTGCAATGGCTTGTATTTTTCATGCTTGTTTTTTGGTATAGATATGCCTCTGTAAAATTTGTATAAGGCTTCTACCATATATTCAGGATCACCTAAGGTGTCTCTGAGTAAAACATTGATGTTAAAAAATAAAGTCATTTTTAGGATTTAAGAATATATTATAGCATAATGTGTGTGGATTTACAAGTGTAAATTTTTATACCAGTTCAATGTTCCAGCCTTTACGCATATAAAATCCAAGTCTATCCCGGTTTTGTTTTTTATCCATAAAACCTGAAAATTGCATATCTAATACTACTGGAACTAGTTTATCCTCATGTTCGCGTTGAATTCTGCCAACAATTTGTTCTAGTAAACTATCATTTGCAATAGGAACTGCCAATATAACGCAACTAAGTGAATTTATTGAGATACCTTCACTAAAGATCTGCCTACTGCCAGCAATGCACATTTTTTCTTTTGTGAGTAATTGCTGTTTAATTTGTTGACGTTGTTCAAAATTGGTTTCACCAGTAACCAACACGCACGTTTCTCCAACATATTCTTTTACCTTTTGTAAGAATCCAACTCTATCTGCAATAACTAAAACTTGGTGTCCAAGTGCAACTTGAATTTTTGCTAGTCCAGCAATAAATGCCTGATAATCTTCATCTTCAGTAAGTGCATTAATTTTTTCTACCCAAGTAGCTCCGGGTTTTAATGTAATACCTGTTTGTATTAGTTTAACTTCAGGATTTAGTGTATGAGATTGTGGAGGCTTATATACTTTGTTGCCAAAAAAGTCAGCAAACATTACGTGCTTGCCGTCTTTGCGAATCATAGTTCCACTAAGTGCTATTCTATAACGAGCATGAAAGTCATCTATTAATTGTGAAAAAGTACTAGCAGGGCAGTGATGCGCTTCGTCTAAGATTATAGTACCAAATTCTTTGCTTAGTTTTGCACTATGTTTTACTAATGTTTGAACATTAGCTACTGTAATGGCATGATCTTCCCAGTCCATACTACCACCACCAATAACACCTGCTGGTATACCAAATAGTGTTTGTACTTCTTCACGCCACTGATCTCGTAGGGCAGTAGTATGTGTAACTACTAGTGTTTTTTGACCTAATTTTTTAGCTACGTGTAAGGCAGTAAAAGTTTTGCCCCAACCTACTAGTGCGTTAATAAAGCAGGTGTCTGTAATTTCGTCATAAACTACCTGTTGTGTATCACGTAGTGCAAATTTAGGGTCAGGAAAAGGTACTGATACTTGTGTACGCTTATCTACAATTTCATAACCACTGGGTATTAAGTCTAGTCTGCCTTGTGGTAAACTTAGGATATTTTTAGGCAATATTTTGTAGTTTTTTATAGTTTCTACTGTACTAAACTGCTTGCTGCCTGTGTCCTTATGAATTTTATAAGTAAGCGTTTTTATAATCTGCTTAGTCTCTTCCACGCCAGGATTATCTAAATAGATTCTGTTAGAAATAATTGCCTTAGCCACTATACTAACCTATGTGTTGTTTTAAATGCTTCATTGTAAAATCCATATAATACATACCCTAATCCCCAACGCAGTATGCCAGCATAGTATTGATCTGGTTTAGGTGCATACATACACTTAAACCGCTGTGGTAGACCTTGCACTTCTACTACAGCACCCATACCATCAAGCGGCAAAACTTTTGTGATCTTGTGCGCAGCCAGCTTGGCGCGACTAGATTTTCTGTACTGAAATACCTTGCCGGTATTATCAATAAACCACGTAGTTTGTTTGGCTATTTTAATTAAATCGCCTAAAAAGTAGAGTGCTTGACGTATAGGAAAAAGTCTAGCACCCACTATTGCTAATCTACGCAGGCCTAAGGTTGCTCCTTGCACAGATTTATCGTCTACAATGCGTAGTCCTATTCTAGTTTCTAGTGACTCCTTGTCTACATACTCTTTTGAGTAGTAGACAAGGTTGTTTTCTATAGTAGGTTTATGCTCGCCTAATCTAAACACGGGCCAGCTTATCTCCAGTAAGTTCATACTGCACCTCAAAATCTCCAAAACTATAGTCATCGCCTACGTCTTGGTCAACACCAATAGGTGTGCCCTGAATACTACAGCCGTGATCATGCTGAGTATTTAGTTTAAGTATTTGGCAATAATCATTAACGTGTTCGGCTTTTACTACAGCCACAATAGAGTCGTGCACAAGCATAAAGATTTTTGCGTCTAAGCCTTCTTGTACAATATGTCTAGCAGTTCGCATAGCACCCAGCAAATTAACATCACTAGCTAGTGATTGTACTTCAGCATTAATACCGCTGCGTACTTCATGTGCAGCAATTCCCTTATCGCTGCTGAATACGTTAGGCAGCCTGCGTTTTCTGCCAAAAAAACTATAAGTAAATCCATTTTGCTCAATAAAACTCTTGCGTTCATCTAACCAGTGTTTTAGTCTGTTAAATTTGCCAAAGTAGGCTTTAATATCTTCACGAGCTTGTTCTACTGGATATACTTCACCAGTTGCTTTACTTACAGTTTGCGAAACTTTATTAGCACCACTACCATACAAAATACCAAAACTAATTGCTTTTGCACTTTGTCGCATACTGCCGTACTCTTTTTTAACTGCCTCCACAGGACACGGCAAGTTAAATACCATTTTAGCAATTGTGCTGTGAAAATCCCCGCCGCTTGAAAATACTTGTTGCAAGTTTTTGTCACCGCTAAGTACAGCAGCATAATACATTTCTGCAGTTGCTAAATCTTGTGAAACTATTTTGTATCCAGCTGGTGCACGGATACATCCTTTAATGATTGGATTGTCGCGTGGAATCTGCTGAGCGTTAAATTTGCCACTACTAGACAACCTGCCACTAGTGGTAAAAATAAGATTAAAATTTGTACGAATTCGCCCATCTTTGTCCAACTCCGGTAGGATTTTTTGAATATAAGTATTTTGAATTTTACTAAGTTGCCTAACCTTAAGAATAGCACCTGGCAGTTCATGTTCTTCAGCAAGTTGTGCTAAAACTTCAGCATCAGTTGAAATTGCACCAGTGCCAGTTTTCTTGCCAGTTGGTTCTAAACCTAAGTAGTCAAACAGCACTTCACGTAATTGCATTACACTATTAGGATTAAATATTTTACCACTAGCTTGTTCAAACTGTTTAACTGCATCAAAACCAAATACTACTTCTTTAGCATTTTGAATTTGTTCATCTAAGTACAAATTAGCACGAGCCATGCGGTCCTTGCAAATAGGAATGCCTACTTCTTCCATATCCATTAAGAATAGTGTGCCATCTATTAACAAGTTTTTATAAACCCAATTAATTTTAACGTTAGCTTGAACAATAGGCCAAAACTTATGAAATAACTCAAAAGTTACTGCTGTGTCAATTGAGGCGTATTCACTAATAATATCAAACGGAATTAAGTCATAGCTAAATTGTTCTTGCAACAATCCGTGTTGTGAACAATAGTCGCGTTTAAATTCGTCTAGTGCACTATCATAGTCGCCATAGTCTGTGTACTTTAATGCTAATTGCTTTAAGCCATGACTATCAGTTTCGTCTAAGGCATAGTGCATAACCATAGTATCATGTACCTTGTCCCTAGGAAATGTAATGGCAAGATGATAGTTAATCATTTTATAATCAAATTTCATATTATGAAAAATGGTATAAAATTCGTTAGCAATTTTTTGCAGCAACTGAATACACTCTTCATCCATGCAGTCTGTGGTAATGTACCTGCCCTGCTTAGCTTTGTAGGTTAGTGAAACTCCAAGCACATATCCATCACGTGGATATAGTGCAGTTGTTTCTGTGTCCCAAGCCACATAACCTTGAGCATTATCTAAGATTTCTTGCAGGTAGGCTTTGGCTTGGTTTGTGTCATCAATACCAGCAAAATCACCAGTAGTAGGTGCAGCAACACTATCATTATAATATTTAAGAATC